GCGTTTAATCCAAAATTAACCCAAGATAATTTCTTTGGTGTTATAACAACATCTCCAGCATTATCGCTTCCTTGATATTGTTGTCTAAATTTTTCTTTTAATTGTTTAGCTTGAACTTCATTTAAATCGCCCTCCTCTGACATTAATATTCCTCTTGCTGTTTGATTTTGTAAATATTTAACTCCTGTTGTTAATGCTTCATTATTTGCATCCATTGACCTTAATCCAGCTTTAAGTGGACTCATTCCATACAAATGTGTTCCAGTACCATCATAATAAGGGTTAAAATCTTTTATGTGACAAATATCATCTGCTTCCATTTTATATAATCCGTTATAATCAAGCGAATATGAAGAAACTGGTTCAAATATACCATTTGAATTTATTTCTACTTTTTGACTTGGTAATACATAAAGCTCTTGAAATTTACTTTGATTAGGTCCACCATCTGGACTAATACCATATATATATCTATTACCAGTTAATTTTCCAAAAGCGATAATTTCTTGAATCCAACTACTATAAGATTGTGCTGGATTAGGTCTTTCCAATAATTCGTGTAATTCTGTATCCATTACTTCCTCTAAAGCGTGTTTCCTTAATATATCTGCTTTATGTAATGAAGCGCCATTTTGTAAACCACTTGTCATTGATTTATATCTTTTTAATTCGCTTTCATTTTTTATTTCGTAAATATTAAATGGTATTGTTGCAGCTGTTTTAGCAATCAAATTAATAATTGAATATATTGTTGAATTATATCTATATCCTTTATTGATATATGTGTCATCATTATCAGGATTCCAAATAACTGATTGACCTAAATAATTGTATATTGCTCTATTAAATTGCTCGTTTGTTCGCTGTAAATTTTTGTTAATAAGACCTCCAAGTCTTTGAAATATATTTGCCATAGCTATACTTTATTTTACAAAAATAGTAATTAAATTACAAAAAACTTTTGGCGCTTTCCAAAGTGGGAATAAACTCCATATCTAATAGCATCCATCAAATGGTCATTTGTCATTTTTGGTTTGTTAATTATTGTTCCATCTTTTAATTGTTCCCAATAATATGTATTGTATTCATTAAATACATTTTTGCTTTCTTGGCTAACAAAGATATCATATTCTTTTAATAATGAAATTCCAGCATTTACACTTCCTTGACCTTTAATACAAGGTTTAATTAATATTCCATCTCGTTTAATTTGTTCGATTGATTTAGGTTCTGCTGCATCAGCATAACATAATACATTTTCATAACCATCATTTTTTAAAAATTCAGCTATTTCTCCATTTGTTAATCCTTTGCTATATAATAATTCGTGAACAAATATTTTATCATTTTTTAAAAACAATAATACAATCGCTGTTTGATGATTTGAAAATCCAAAGTCCATACCAATAATTGCTTCCGAATCCACATCAAATTCTGGAAATTCGCTATGTGGAATAAAAGTCCAATTATTATAAATTTGTCTTGCGCTAAATATTGCTTTTTGTCCCTCTCCATATACACGCCAATAATCAGGGTCTCTTTCTCGCATTCGTTCTATTTCAAACACTAATTCTTTTGATAAAAATTTATTGTCTTGGTATGTTGTTATCCAAGTATCACAATCATCACGAACAATTAAATCACTATATAACCAATGCACTGGGTCTGATGGATTAAAATCTACGATACAACAATCAATGGTTCTCAAATTTATTTGCCTAAAATCTTCTAATGTTAATTCATTAGCTTCATTTAAAAAAGCTATATTTCTTTTTCTACCTCTAATTTTTTGTGGTTCATCAACAGATAAAAATTCAATCAAATGATTATTATATGTAAATGTATTTGCAGCTTTATTATGAACTCCTAAATAATAAATTCCAGTTTGTTGTAATATTGTTAATATATCACGGAGAACAGAGCCTTTAAGCGCTGGGAGAGTTTTCCTGATAATACTTATAATCAAAGGTTTTTCGCTTGTGGTTATTAAATAAACCAAATATTGACAAATCGCTACAGTTTTTCCACTTCGGGTTCCTCCTTGGTGGACTCTGAATCTTTTGTCACTTCCGATAAGGTCGTAGAATTGTCTATTACATTGCTGTTCAATTCTTGTTCTGCTGGTTTCCATTCTATTAAAGTTGATTTAATTGTTCCATCGTGTTGAATTTCCTGTCGTTCTACATAACCACGCTTTTTGCCTTTTGTTTTTAAATAAAATATTGTGGCTGGTGTATTACCATTTTGTATTTGTTTATGTAATTGACTTTCTGCAAAATCCAAAGCAATATTTTCAATCTCTTTTACTTTATTAGCAAATTCAATATCATCTTTCAAATATTGATAAAATGTTGTTCTGCCAATTCCAACTTGTTTACAAGCTGTTGTAACAACGCCCAAAGATTTCTCTAAAGAATCAATTAATGCTTTTTTTATGTGTTCGGTTTTGTTCGCTTTTGCCATTGTGCAAATTTAAACAAAAAAAATCCCCTTTTGCAAGAGGACTTTTTAAAAACAAGAAAACTAAGGATTTAATTCCATTTAAATTGATAAGGTCTATCCCAATCTCCAATGCTAATACCAATGTAAAATGTTGGTACCGAACCATAATCTCCATCATAAACTAATTCTCTTTGACCGTTTGATATAATATTATATATAGTTTTTAAAACTTCTTTAACTTGTGGTCTGTCGTTATAATGTTCATCAATCCAATGATGATTAACTTGTTCGTATCCATCTTTGTTATTAGTCATTTCTATTGGACCAGATAATATCGTTACTGATATTTTCATGTGGTCTAATTTTCTAATGCTTAATTTGAAATGTGGAAGCGCAGCTTTTAGCAGCTTTCTTTTTTCTCTAACTTCCTCTGTAGATATAAAAGGCATAATTTATTGATTTATTATTTGATTAAAGTGATATAAAGGATATTCAAATCCAGTGTCAAAAATAACTTTCGTTCCGACTATTGCAACTATAGTTATTGTTTCTTTTATTTTCTTTCCATAAGGAGAAGTTCTTTCTAATTCAAACTTCTCCCCTATTTGTGCTTGTTTATACATTTTCTAATAATTTTTTTTAAAATTTGTTATCGATTAAAATCTTTTTAATTGTTTGAATTTTACTAGTATTGAATCTAATTTGAAGTTGAGCTTCAAATCTTCTTTCGTATAAACGATTTAATTTATTAGTCATTAAATATTTTGCTTCTTCAGAAATATTTTCAGTACTTTTAAGTGAACTAGGATGTAAAGGATTATCTTCGATATCTTCTTTAATATATGATAATTCCTCTCTTTGTCTTTTGTTGTCGTATCTAATATTATTTAACTTCTGTAATAATATTGTTCTTTGTTGTTTATCTAATTGCATTTTTTTAAAGTTTTATTGTTATTTATATTATAAATATAAAGAATATTTTAATAATAAAAAAATATTTTAAACTTTTTTTTTAATTTATTTTATATTCCCAATTAGTAGTTAATCTTTTTTCAGAACCACTATTTAGAGCATTATTAGCTGTTTTATTTCGAGTTCCCATTGTTCTGCCGTGGCTTTTTAATTTCCAAGCTATAGATTTTTTAAAATAATGGATTAATGAGGGTGCAGATGTAGTTATTGAAAATCTATAATTATTTTCTATATAATATTTACCAATAAATTCTAATAATATTATTCCAAATCCTATTCCTTGAAAGTCTGGTAATATTACTAACCTATGAACTTTTTTCATATTCTTTAATCTTTGATGTGGAAAATGTAATATTGAAATAAATCCAGCTAATTGATTATTTATATATGCAACATAAGTATGTGCTGCATTATGATGGTCGTGACTTAAATAGTGGTGCTTAGCAAAAGCTTTCCAAATTGTTTTATCTTGGGTAGAGAGTATTTGTAAATTAACTTTTGGTCTATTTTTTTTTTGCTTTTCTAAATTAAGAAAAGTCATTGTGTCGGTATTAAATATCCAATCTGGCATTAACCAATCTTCTACATCAAAATGACAGCTGACTGCTATAAATTGTTTTTTTGTTCTGCGAATACTTTTTTGAACTGCATAAGACCCAATCTGAGCAACTTTTCTATCTACCACAGAAGTAAACTCATCAAATACGATTAATTCATTATCATTTAATAAAGCATTAGCTAAATCCACCCTCATTTTTTGACCATTACTTAAAACGCTATATTTTTTTAACCAACTTGGTGGAGATGAAAAACCAACTGCATTAAAAGTTTTTACAATTTCATCAACTGATTTGCTTTTGGGCATATCATCTAATATGGATTCAGATTTATATTTGAAATTAGTTATATATGAATCAGGAAATAATTCTTTTGCTATTGTAGTTTTACCTGTTCCACTTGCACCTACGATTAAACCCACTTGCCATTTTTTTGGTAAATCTATATTACCAACAAATTTTTCTTCAATTTTATTAGAATTTAAATCAAACTTACCTATAACTGAAGCTACACGAAAACTTTCAGCTGGTTTTGATTTTTTTATAATGTTAAAACTCGGCATTTAAAACCTCTTTTACTTAACTCCTCAAATAATTCTTCTTGTTCACTTTCAGAATTAACTGTTATTTCTATTTTTAAATCTGATACTAATGCTTCAGATAAATCTTCAATTTCTTCAGAACCAGTAGCAACATTTAAACCCCAATTAGCTAATTCTTCAAAACTATATTCATTTCCTAATATATCCCAATCCCACTCTCCAAATCCAACATTATCTTTTATTATAAATTCTCTTTTTTGTTTCTCACTCCAATCAGTTACTTGGTCAATCCAAACTTTTTTTAATCCAGCTTCTTTACAAGCTTTTAATCTCATATTACCACCTAATATTACATTATTTTCATCAATAATTATTGGTCTTTTTTCTAACATTTCAGGAAATGCTTTAATTGATTTAACCAATTTTTGAAAAGGTTTTTTATTTATAAAGCGTGGATTTGAATCATTTTCAAAAATGGATTCTATTTTAACCTGTTTTTTACTCATAATCTTCAGTATAAAAATGTATGTTTATTATGACTATAAAAAAAACTATTTGAATGGTATGCCTTAAATCATCAGCAATTCGGTCAAGACCTTCTAAATCTTCATTTGAATAATTTACACATAATCCAAAACCTCGTAACATAGCTATCTCTATATCATACATTTAACAAAGTTATAATTTAAAATGGAATATTATCTTTTATAACTTCAAATCTTTGTTTGTCTTTATCTATTTCTTTATATACACCACCATTCATAAAATCTGGAGCCACCATAAAATCTCCTTGCTTTCCATTTTCTTTTCTTTTTACTTTTTGAACATATATTTGAACACTATCTGAATTAAATTTAGTTTTTTGACCTAAATTTCTATAAACAGTTACACAATTAAAAGCTTTATTAAAAAAATCGCTTGACTGAGAAATATCATAAGGAGTGGGAACTCTATATTTACCTTCAATACTTTCCATTTTTCTTGGGTGGGCTACTAAAATTAAATGTGTATTAGTTTGTTGGCAAAATTGAGTTATTTCAGATAATAATTTTCCAACATAAGTAAAATCTCTTTGCGCTGAATGGTCAAGCATATTCCAGGGGTCTATTACACAAATTTGAACTCCTTTTTGAAATACTAATTGTCTAAAAGCATCTAATATACCTTTCAAGGTTAAATTTTCAAGGTCAATTCGTACAAAATTGAAATGTTCTTTTATAAAATCTTTTGATTTATTTAATTGTTCATTGTTACAATTTGTTTCATTTAATTTATTAGCTATTCTTTTTATATGTCCCTCGTATGGATAACTCTCTGGACTGAACATTGCTATTCTGAAATTTTCGTGGACTGCCAAATTAATACAAAGCTGGTCGATAACATCGGATTTTCCAGCATTTGGAATGCCCGTAAAGACTGACCATTCTCCAAAGCTAATGTTATAATATTCTTTGCTGTTTCCAAGTCGCACATCATAATTCGTGATTCCATTCTCGTTATAATTTAAAACACTATCCCAAATATCGTCTAAATTTAATATACCCTCAATTGGAAAACTTTTTGGTTTGCTTATTATTTCTCTTAATTCGCTGGTACCTTTACTTATTAAAATTTCGTTTGCATCTTTATAATCCTCAAAATCAACATATTTACATCTGCCTTGACCAAAACGCCTTGCTAATTCGTTTCTTAAACTTAATCCAGCTTCATCATTATCAGTACATAAAATTATTTCTGTTTTATCTTCAAAAAATTTATAACAATTATCTAAATATTCTAATCTTTGATTACCAACATTTGCGCCATTAGGAACTGAACAAACTGAAAATATTCCAGCTTCATATAAACTTAAAGCATCAATTTCGCCCTCGGTTATATATATTTTTTCCATTTCTACAATATTATCAATACCATAAAATATTAATTCAGCATCTTTATATAATTTGAAATTTTTATTACCATCACGATATTTTATATTAACTAATTCTTTATTACGATAATAATTAAAATTAATTGCTGTTCGTGTTTCTTTTACTTGTGGAAAATATGTTTTGGATTCTGTTATTTTCCAATTTACTATTGTTGTTTCAGAAATTCCTCTTTTTCTAAACCAATTAATAGTTTTATCACTTAATTTAGATTTAGCTATAATTGGTTTTATATATTCTTTTTTTGCTTTTAATGCGACATTTCCAGACCAATTACAATGATGACAATGATATAATCCTTTTTCAACATTAACCGATAAACATTTTTGAGTTTTCTTTTTTCTTTTATGACTACATTTTGGACAAGTAATTTGAATTTCGCCATTTCTTGTTCCAACATTTATACCTATATCAGCAAATTTTGATTTCATTTTTTAAGTTTTTCATTTCATAAATTAAAAGAAAATTTACCACTAGAAAAAATTTTATTTATTAAAAACTACATTTTTCATTATCAAATAGCTTTCCAAGTCTATTTACATATCTAACAAAATTTTGTGGTTTTATTTTTTTCCATTGTCCAGCATAATAATATTCTGTAACAAAACATTTATCTAATGGAATATCTTTATTTGAAATTTGAAAATTATGTTCAACTTTTAAAACAATACCTTTTTTAACTCCTTGGTGCCAAGAATCTACAATTCTTTGTAACATTAATTTTTGTCCTGTTGGTATTTTTGTTCCTTTAAATTTAATTTCAATTAATATTAAAATTTGTTGGTCAAATTCTAAAACTGCATCTATATCGCTTGGGTGCATATTTTTATTTTGAACACCGCTAAAATCTATGGTTTGTCTCACTAAAGCACTATTTTTTATTAAACTCATATATTAACTTTTTTTAATTCTTTTCCAAATTTAGCTTCAAATACATTTATATATTTTAAACCATCTCTGTTTTTCTTTCTTAATTTTAATAATGTT